CTCACCTCTACCAACAGATAGATTGACTGACTTTTTTTTCTTACGTTTAGATTGAGCCATGCAATGATCTCATGCGTTTAACAAGCCTACCTGCCCTGTTAGGCACTTGTTTATACCATTTAGAATCAATCATCTCATCAGCAGCTTTGTTCCAATCTCTAGCATCAACACCTGCTTTCATGCCTACAAACTTTTTTAGTCTAGGATAGCCAATATTAAACATCATGTTTGCAATGATTAGCTGTGCATCATTTGGCAGGTGTTCAAAGTCATCATATAATAATTCACAGTCACTAAGGACAGTTTCTATATCTTTTTTAAAGCAGTCTTCGACTCTTTCCTCTGATACCTCTGTACCAACATCCATATCATTTTCAGGATCAGTAGCTTTACACAAGTGACCAATACCAAAAGTCTTATAACCTAAATGATCTAAATATATCTCATACTTGCAGCCCTCATCAACTTCAAGTTCTTTTCTTAACTGATCTATGTCCATGATTTGCCTTTTTTTGGTATGTGTTCTTAAATGCCTAAATAGGTCTTGCATTACTTTCTTTTTCTAGCTTTTGCCTGTGCAGTCTTGGATAGTTCTCTCATGTGAAACAACGGCTTAGATGAAGCTGTGTGTGTCTTACCAGAATGTAACTTGCCATTAGGCATCCTGTGCATACCACCTTTGTGTTCTGTGCCATCTCTAAAATAATGCTTTACACCTTTTGCCATTACTTCTTCCTTTTTTTCTTTTTTAGTTTCTTAAAATCTGCACCAGTTATCTTGTTTCTTGGTGGGGCTGTTCTAGCTAGTTTTTTCTGTTTTGGAGAATATTTACTAAACGGCATTATCGTTTCCTTTTTCTTACTATTGTTTTTACTTTACCTTTTGGATTGGCACGTTTGCGTTTAACAGCCGACCTAATCTGTGATTTGGTCATGGTCTTAGCCTTTGCAGATGGCACACATTTAGGGTAGCCCCTCTTACTGCCTTTGGCTTTACTGCGACCACATTTCTCATAGCCACCACCCTTTTTAGGTGCAGAAATATCGACCCATTTTTCTTTCTTGAACCACTTAGTAAGTCCACCAGTAGGCTTTGCCATTATGCAGTCCTATACTTTCCACCACGTTTTTTGTAGGTTCTAACTAAATAGGCATTGGCATAAGCTGAAGGATATACGTCAAACTTTCTTTTTGTTTCGGCCTTTACCCTTGAGTACAGGGCTTTGTTTGTTGGTATTGCTTTTTTCTTGCTGCTTTTCTTTTTTTTGCTTGGTAATGCCATGACCTGCCTTTGCTTTCTGTTTTATTGAATCAATATATTTGTGCCAAAAATAGTTGGCTATCGCATGAAAGAAATCGTATAACCTCATGTAAATACTATTCATTTTGTCAGTCCTTTTTGCTTTTCGTATGTGCGTAAACCACCAAGACCAAGCATACCCATCAGGACTGTCATCAATGATCCCATGTCAAATGTAGGTAGGTTTGGTATCTCTACAGCTAGGTAAGCACAAACAAAGATTGTTACTGGTGCTAATACAAAATGCCAACATAAAGCTATGCCACAAGTCCAACCAATAAAAGGTCTCCAACCTGCTACAAATATAGATTTATGACTAGCTTCTGCTTTGTTTATTTCTATCTGACCTTTAGCTAACTCCTGTGCATGGTTTTCAGCCATTGTCGCTAGTTCATGGGCTAGTTTATTCTTTTGGTCTTTGTCCTCTATAAACTTACCAACCAGGCTTGTAACAGGCCCTATAAGTGCTTGTAACATTACTTAACTCCATTCTTTGCCATATAAGCAGTACTACCCATATAGAAACCAACTATAGAACTGCCACTTATGTAAAATAAATTTGATAAATCAGTCAGAGCATTTACTCTTTCAAGAGGTATAAAAAACATTGCTACTGTAAATACACCCATACCTATAAGTGTGTACCTAGCCATGCGTAGCTGTGCCAAGTTCTTTCGTAGCTTAGTCTCTGTCTCTTTTATCTCTTTGGCTTGTTGTAGTTCTTCATTCGTAATTGTATCGTCACCATCAAGATCGTACTCATCTAGGATGGAGTTTTTTTGTAGTTTTTTTTGGGTCATCTCATTAAATTTGATGGGTTTGGAATAACATTTAACCTTGATTCAACATTAGTTGCTGCCGTACTTAAAGCTGTAGGATTGACAATAAAAGAACCTAATCTTGGCAATAGTGATGGTAGATAATTCTTGACTACATTTTTTATACCTTTATTAGCTAAGTCACGTTTTATTGCACCAAGTTTATCTGGGTTGGTTTCTGTCAAAATCTTTGCTAGTTCTTTTGCAACTTCAGAAGTTTGCGACTGTTCCATTTGCAGAAAATCCCTTGAAATAGATCGTGAGACTAATTCTGTAAATCCTGTTAGTGGTGTTCTTTTTGCTTTTTCTTTTATCTGTGTTGCAAACTCACTTCTTCCTGCTGTTTGACTGCCACTTAAAACACCCTTAGATGTATCTCTCATTACAATTTCATCTGTTAAATTTGTAATAAATGTATCTGCTGCCCTTTTGCCATCGGCAGTTGCAGGAAAAGTCAAACGCATTAGTTTTTCTCTCTCTGGTGATCTAAATAACCTTTGCACAGCAGTTCTTTCTGCACCTTTTTCTATTTCACTTAGCATATTCTGCATTGCACCTAATCTAAATGCTTCTAGTTCTGACAAAGACATATTGCCTACTTCATCAGCTAGTTCATTTACACTCGACTTTAGAAAATTATTACCTAAGTTCATGGCATCCATCACAGATGATTTTCCTGACCAATAATTTCTTGCTCTTTTATAAGCAGGGTTTGCTTCGTCTAAAATATCTAAAAATTGTATTCTTGTATTTTTTGCTGTGTTTCTAAAATCTTTGCCTTGCTCACCTGCTGTAAAGACAACATCGTCTAACCCTCTTTTTACATAATGAAAAAAACGTGTAGGTAATGACTTTATTCTACTGCCTTTTGGGCCTATAAGTTTACCATCTTTTATTGTAATTCTTGGCAGCGATACATCTTCTTCTGCTGCTATTGCCAATGCTTTGTTAAGTGCTTGATTCATTGATGGTCGTTTAAATAATGTTTCTAAGTCATTGTTTATTTTAACATTTCTTTTATATGCAAAATTGTATAACTTGTTGCCTGTGGCTTGTCTTGCGTTCTGTAAGGCTTTAAATTCTGCAAAAAAGTTAGCATCACTACCAAATGCCTTTGTTAAGTCTGTACTTAGTCTATTAAGTAACCCTTTATCTCTGTTTCTTAGAAAGTTATTTGCAATACCTTTACCTTCTCCTGGCAAAACATTTACAACATCTAATAAAGATTGTGTGTTTGTTCCAATGTCAGCTAGTGTAAATGGTTTACCTGTATTGTTTTTATTTAAAATATATAAAAATGCTTCATCTATTGTTTTTGCATCATTAGCAATGGCTTCTTTGATTAACTCTTTTGCCTGTTGCCTACCAAGAGATGCAGGGCCAGATAAAATGTTTTTTATGCCAGAGCCTATTGTTTCGATTGGTTTTAGTAATAAGTTAAATGCAGGATAAGTAACTGCTGAAGTACCTGCACCTATAGCTGCATCACCTGCCCTTTCTTTTAAGTCACCTTCAGAAGCACCACTACCAAACAATGCTCCAAAACCTGTTGCTTTTCCTATGCTTGGCTTACCTCTAAATAAAGGTAAAGAACCACCAAACTGTGTTAGTGTTGATGATACAGGGCTTTCTTCGATTGATTCTTTGATTACGTTTCTTTCCAAACTTGTTGTTATATTTGGGTCTGCACCAGTTAAAAATGATCTTACCCACCCTGTAAGTTCATCGCTGTAATTTGCAGTTGCACCTTGCAAAAGATTACCAAAAAACTCATTAGTTATTGGGCCTTTTTCCAAAACATTAAGATCGGCTAATCCTTTTTCAGATATTTTGTTTTCTGCTCTTAAATCTATTAATGCAGATTTATATTTGTTTAAATCATCAACTGATAAACTCATTTTGTTGCATCCTTAATTAAATTATCCAAAATAGATTTTGATGGTTGTGCTTGGTTAGCATCTAAACCAGTTATAGCTTTAAACTCTTGTTTTAATGCTTCAGATGATTGTGTATAAAGTGGTGAATTCGCTTCAACCTGTTCAAGATGTCTAAACAAAGCAAAAGGTAAGTCATCATCATTTATTTTACCTCTATTTTTTGTCACAAAATCTATTGCTGCATCGCTTCTTAATATTTGTCTTGCATTAGAAAGTTTAAGTGCTTTTAACAAAAACATATTACCTGCAACTGAATTACTTAAACTTGCAAAACTGCCTTGAACAAACTCTAAATCTTTATCTGTTGGCCTTGAACCAAGCTGTTTAACTTTAGGTAAAATCACTTG